TGAAGATTTGGATTAGAATAGCTTAAACGTCCTGATACAGTCCCACCTTGGTCTGATCTCAGTTGATTAATCTCTGAGTGTATTCTGCCTTTGTGTACGTATCTTTGTATGGAGTCTATGAATGTTGAATGGAATTTATTTATTTCTCTTGCTTCTCGTATTAACTGCGCTACTGGGTTATCACAGTTTACTAACCAGTTTTGGGTAAAGCTTGGTTCTCCGGTTTTCGGTGTCCGTGGGTAATCCACACCTATTCTATCAAATGCCTGAGCTACAGATCTAGCAGCCCAAATATCAATATCAAATGTGGTTTCATCTTTTATTTTTTTTAATACCTCACCTTCTTTACGTTTAAATTCTTTTTTAAGAGCATGCGCCTTTTCTTCATTGACACGTATACCTCGTCTTCTCATATCAATTAAAATAGGCTGCAGCTCCATTTCAAGGTCCCACACATCATGTAAACTTTGTTTATTTATCTCTTGTTTTAAATATTTCCAAAGTTTTAAAGTTAATCCTGCATCTTGTTCAGCGTAAAAACCAACATAACCTGCAGGTAATCTCCATAAATCTTGTTTAGCATCAATACCCCACTCTTTAGCTTTTTCATTTAAAAAAGTTTCATTTTTTATTTCACCTAAATAATCTTTAGCACAAGCATTTAAAGCAAAACTGTATCTATTTTCGTCAACTATAGCAGCAGCTATCATAGTGTCTACAATCTTACCACGAATCTCAAAGCCATTAACTAAAAGCCAACCTACATCATAAGACGCATTATGAAAAACTTTAGTAGCAGGGGTTCGTAATACATTCTGCATCCAAGCTGTAGTTATACCAAGATCCATATTTCCCCCAGCATCATGTGCTATCGGAAAATACCATTGTTTATCAAACGCAGCTACAGCAAATCCTACAATGTGTCCATTAAAGGTTGCCCAGCCTGAGCCCTTTGTTTTTAAATCTGGATCTTTGGTTTCTAAGTCAATCGCTATTTCTGTAGCTTGTGATAAATCAGGATACTCACTAGGGCAAACCCAATCACTATCGTTATAAATAAAATTTAATTGATGTGTCATTTATTAATTACGTAAAATCCTATTGTGCATATTATTACAATCATAATGATACTAACTAACAACATTCCTAATCCATAAATTATAGTCATTTTTTTTTAGTGAAGTGTTTTATTATAGTTAATGGATTTATACTTATATCGTCTTTTAGTGGAACGCACGACACGGGAAAGAATATTATTATTAAACATATAACACTCAGCACAATAAATTTTTTCTTTTTCAACTATAACTCCATTTCTTTCGCATTCACAGCATTTATTTACTTTTTTTTGCATCTTTTAATTTTAATATTTCTAACTGACAATAGTGAATTACTTTTTCTAAATCTTGTATCCCGTTTTTCTGCTTGTACCTGCACACGTATTTTATGACGTTCCCTTGAAAAAACGTGAGTTCATTTTTTGAAATAAACTCAAATGGTTGTATGACCATATCTTTATAATGAGATCCCCCAATTTGTTTTGTTTGAGGAAAAGCTTTTGAAAATAAATCTTTATGTGTCATACTCTTTTCTCACCCTCTCTAAATTTTGGATACGAAAACCAACCTGTAAAAATCATTTTTTCATGCTCATTTGTTATTTGACCTCTATGAGTGTGTGTCCATTCTGCTGGCCAGATAATTGTCAAACCTTTTTTTGCTGGTATTAATAATTCTTGATAATAAAACTCCGTGCCTGCATTTGGCACATCGTTTAAAAATGTCATAAATACAAACACTCTTCTAGATCCGCTTTCGCTGACACCATTTCTTTCTGCATGCCATTTTTTAAAACCAGCTCCAGGTTTATAAAATTGAAAGTTTGGTGGCTCAACTAATTGAACTTTACCAGCGTTACTAGCTTCAAAATATTGACCTAAATATTCGTCAAATGATTTTTGTAAGCATTCGTAATAATTTTTAAATGGGTGATCAAATCTAACTGGAACTGTACAATCTAATGATTCTTTAAAATCTTTATCTATGCCTCTACTAATTCTACCTTCACTCCATAAATGTTTATTTTTTAAAAAATATTCTACTAAATCATCAACAATTTTATGGTCATACATCCATCCCATAATAAAATCAGTAATTTTTAAATTATCTGTATATCTTTCCATAATTTGCTAAATATAAATTATAATACTTCCCTAATGGAAAGTGGTATTGGTGATATGTTCCTAATAAATGTAATGTATTTTTACACCTCGTGACTCCAGTATACCAAACTCTTAATTCTTTTACTTTCTCTTTTGAATTTTTTTTATCAAAATGAGAAGGAAAGTTACATTTGCTTGCTATAACAACGTTATCTGCTTCACCACCTTTTACTTGATGTATTGTATCTATTGTTATTTTAGGTGGTTTGTTTAAATCAACCCCTTGTTGTATTAATTTGGCAAAGTATTTTTTATCTTTTTCTTTAAACTTTCTCTTAAATACTTGTTCCCAGGGTGCTTTTTCATCACGCATACCACATCTTAAATGTAATTCATCAAATGTAAAGACTTGATTTGGGTGAGCAAAGGACCACTTTTTACTATCCTGTGACCGGTATCCGTGGTCTATGTTTAGTAAATACTCATACATGGTGCAAGCTTCCTCACGGTTTATGCTGCCACCGTCAACTATTTTTTCCCAATATTGTATGGCTAGGTATTGATTTGTTTCAAATGATTTATTACCCTTTACATCTTGATAATATAAGGACAAATTTTTAGCCTCTTCTTGCAACTCTCTCTTTACATCATTAATTCTAGCCAGGACCATCCAATCACCTTCAATATTCCAAGGAACTTTTTTTAAACCATTCCATCTATAAACAAAACCCTCTTTCTGATTAGAATAAAATTCTTTACGAACCCTGTGTTCACCCATAGATAATAATAAACACTTTGAAAAAAAGTGAACATTTTTATTTAGTCTTACAGATTTTTTTAAAACTAAAGATTTACCAGGAAAGTTTTGAAATAAAGTAACATCTGCTCCATTCCATTCATAAATAGCTTGATCATCATCCCCTGCAATGTACACCCTTTCTACATGTTTTGCTATTTTTACAACCATGTCCCATTGTAAAGGTGTAAGGTCTTGTGCCTCATCTACCATTAAAACTTTAAAAGGAATCACTAATCCATCAGTTATGTATCTTTGCACCATATCTGTAAAGTCTAGCCTATCGGGTGTTAGTTGTCCGTTTTCTAATTCCATTGTTTTAAATTGTTCGTATCCTGCTATAATTGATTTATACTGTTGTAACCTAACAGCTTTTCTTGATTGCTGTTTATATAACCACTCAGGGTCAACTTTCATGTTTCTTGCTCTATCATATATTTGTAAAGACCAATTATTGTAAACTTTCTGATCATCCCAAGTATCTTTGTATTTTAATTTAACCGTTCCGTATTGAGTATGGAACATAAGCAAATCTGCTTTTGGATCTAAAACTGGAATTTCAGCAAACTGTTGTCGTGCTAAACTATGTAAGGTTCTAAAATATTTAAAATCATCTTCATCATATTCTTTAAATTTTTTTCTTACTCTTGCAACACACTCATCAACTGCTTTGTTGGTAAATGATATATAACAGATTTCATCAGGAGATAAACCCTGTTTAAGATACCTCTGGACTCTTTTGAGTAGGTTTTCAGTCTTCCCAGTTCCTGGAGGTCCAAATATTTTAATTGTCTTCCCACGCAGCTTTTGTTTTAACGAATTTGACATCTTTATTTTTGTGCTCTGTTTGTTTTGGTAAAGACACAACCCAGTGTCTACTACTAATATTTTGAAACTTTTTTTTAGGTTGCGCCCCTCCTTGTTCTAAAAACTTTGTGCATTCTTTTTCATTCCAATTGTAACCCATTTTTTTTATAAATGATCTAAAAGTTTCTAATTTAAATCTCATTTCTGTTGCATCCTTCCAAATGTTTCCATTATCTATTTGATCAAAATCAGTAGTATCCTCAACATCTTCTAAAAACCTAGACAATCTTGAATTAAATACATCCATACCTTCTTCTTTACTATCAAAACCTTCCATATCTTGCTTATTAGACATGAGTTCTTCTAACCAGTCCCTATATGGATCAGGATCTCTTTTAGTTGGTTTAAGTGATCTCCACACAATGTCATAATTTAATAACTGTTCACCTAATAATTGTTGTTGATATAATTGTTTTGTGGATAATCTAATAGATTTACCCTGTATTGGTAAAATCCAATATGGCTCAGGATAAGAGTTTACTTTTATAAGTTTACCAACCTCAGGTAAAGCCTCGTTGGCACCGATGCCAAGTTTTCTTTTAATACACTCTGATGATACACAGTGCATTCTTGCAATTGATGTTTTACATTTATAAGCATAGTCCTTATTTTCTACTCCTTTGAATATAGCTTGTAATTCTTTAGGATGTAATTTTTCTGCACAAACTTTGGGCATCATTTCTCTAGTCCATTCTTCGTACATTATTGGATCTGGATTAATTTTTTTAGCCAGGACTGCAACATTAAACATAGCATCATTACGACCCTCACCTTTTTGTACTTTATTTTTCATAAAGTTAATGACACAAGGCGGATAGTCTTTTGTTTCATCATCTTGAAAAACTTTTATTTTTTTAAATTCTTTTGGGTTAACTCTAAATTGTTTTACAAATTCATATAAGTTTTCTAATTTTATAGAGTTACCATCATTATCCATTGCAACCCTAGTTGTCATTTCTGCTTTTTGATATGGTAAATTTACAAAGTTACCTTTTCTCTTATCATCCCAATCTTCTGGTGTAAGATCTACTTCATCTTGTGCTGGAAAAATATCTGTTGTGGTATCGTTTATACCTAAATCTGATGCTATCTCTATAAGTTTTCTTCTCATTGATGATGCTTCAACCACACCATCAATATGTAAAATTAAATGTAGCCCATTTGATTTTGATCTATATGGAACTAATGGGTATCTTCTTTGTCGAAGTGTCTTAATAACTTCCTTATGCTGGATATTATAACGATCAACATCGATGACACCCCAACTACATGTATTATCATTTCTAATGGGAACACTCCCATAATATGCCTCTCCAATTAAATGTTGCTTCCAATGATCCTTAGTCATTGGAGAGGGTTCTAACCAATGTTTAAATTCTGCCTTTCCCTTAGAGTTTCTCTTGCCCGTGGGTTTGGACACACCAAAATATGTATTTGAGCCCTGGAAGAGTTCTATAAACTCTTCCAAGGTTTTGTCAAGTAGGACCATAAACTAGAATGGAGTTTTAGGTGCCTGTTCTTCTTTTTGATGATTTACTCTTACAGCTCCCTTCTTACAACTTTCATAAAAGTCATAAGCTCCCTTAAGTACTTCCTCATTCTTAATTGGGCCACTGTGTTCAATCTCCCAACCAAACCAAGAACCTTTATTGTTTTTTTCTAAAACAGTTTTCATAAGGTATTCTTGAGTAAATGATGCGGGTCTAAAATGACCTTTACCATCTGCTTTTGGTTGTCTTAAAGACATCATCATAGAATTCCACTTTTTAGACTTCTTTCTTTGAGTAGACTTCATTGTGATGAGCGCGGTTGATGTTTTACCAGTTTCAATAATCAAGACGTAATGTGAAGCAGTCTCTTCAACATAGTTTCCGTTTTCAAGTCTGTCTTTTCCATCATCACCTCTTGTTGTTTGACTCATAATATCTGAGTCTGCTGGATAGACATTTACTGGTGCTGAAGCACCTTTATCTCTATCTTGCCACTCAATGTATTCGAGTTTGTAGTAACATGGTACTACACGGATGCCCTTAGCACCATCATATAGTTCATCTGTTACTGTGTTAAATATCATACCAGCTTTAGCTTCTGCTATGAATTGACTATCACCTTGCGTTACTTGTGGTGATAGTTGTCCTAATACCTTAAGAAATGGTAATGCTAAACTTTTTGCATCAACATTCTCGAAGCCTACATCTGCAAACTTCTCAATATTAAGAGTAGTTATTGCACCGGTCTTTTTTATATCTACGTCAGTGCCTGTTGCTTGTCCGTCTTTGAACTTTATATTGTTCTTTATTGACATTATTACTCCTTCGTTGTTATTTTTGTTTTATTAGCAATGTAAACCCCAAACAAATCAAAAGGTAATTTTTTACCACCTTCTACTTGCTCTCTTACAAAAGCTTTGAGTGTCATAGGCTCTACTTTTTGTTTTTTAACATAAGTAAAATTATTTTCCTCACATACTTTTATTAGTTCAGCTACTTGATTGTCCTGTCCTCTGCTGAAAGATGTAGTAATTGTATTTTTTATTAAATCTTCAAAATTATTACTACGCAACCAACCAAACGCCTCTTCAACTCTAGACTCAGGAATTTTTGCAGAATAAAAAGGTTTTACTTCAACCTCCGTGCCGTCTTTCGTTTTTAATTTTGAAACACCAGCTTCCTGCATCATTTCAGGAATAACTCTCTCTTCCATGTCTCTTACTTCAAACTTTAATCGAGCTAGTTCTTCTTCTTTATCTTTGAGTTTTTTTTGGAGTTCTTTGAGTTTTTGACATTTGTCTGAAATTGATTTTACATTTTCTTGACTAATGTCAATGGATGACATTTTTTCAATATCCATATTTTCCTCCTGCACACCTCTTAAATTATCTTCTTGCATTTTGCAAACGAAAAAAATATAAATATTACGGATGTGGAAATACCCGTATAAGACTAAACCTTATGACCATCAGAGAGTTGCATTAAATAGTTCAGCTAATGAAAATCAATGGGCTTACTTTATGGAAATGGGCACAGGTAAAACAAAAGTTACAATAGACAACTTTGCTTACCTTTATTTAAAAAATAAAATTAATTCAGTTTTAATTATTGCACCTAAATCTGTTTATACTATATGGGAAAATGAAATAGAAACTCATATTCCAAATGATATTAAATATAAAATATTTAAATGGAATATAGATAAACCAAAAGATTATGCAAGTTTAAATAAAACAAAAGACTTTAGAATCTTTCTAATTAACGTTGAGGCTTTATCAACTAAAAGGGGATTGGATGCATGTGCAGATTATCTATCTAAAAATACATTAAATTTTGTAGTATTGGATGAATCAACCACCATAAAAAATAGATCAGCAAAAAGAACAAAAAACATTTTAAGATTAAGATCATTGTCCCATATAAGGCGTATATTAACAGGATCACCAATAACAAAATCTCCATTAGATTTATATACACAATGCCAGTTTTTAAGTCCAGAATTATTAGGTTTTACAAGTTATTTAACGTTTAGAAATAGATATGCAGAGATGGCTGATTTACCTGTGGGCTCTGGAAGATTTATACAAATACCTAAATACTATAAAAGATTAGATGAATTAGAAGATAAATTAAAAGGTTTTTCAACAAGAATTAGAAAAGATCAATGTTTAGATCTAAAACCTAAAATAAGACAGAGAAGATATATTGAACTTGAGGGTAAGAATAAGGCTTTATATAATAGATTGCGTGAACATGCTTTGGCAATAGTAGAAGATAGTACAATATCATTTTCAAATAAATTAACAGAAATAATTAAATTACATCAAGTTTGTAATGGTTTTACTAAAGATGATGATGGTAAAATATTACAACTTCATGACCAAAAGATAGATGCCTTGAAGGAAATATTAGATGAAACTGATGGTAAGGTAATTATTTGGGCTAATTACCTTTGGAACATACATCAGATAAAACATGAACTTATGGTTAAATATGGTGAAAGATCTACTGTGTGTATATTTGGTGAAGTATCTGTGGAAGATAGAAGACAGGCAGTTAAAAGAATACAAGAGGATCCAGAAACTAGATTTTTAGTTGCTAATCCAACCACAGGTGGTTTTGGTCTTACTCTTACAGCTTGCAATACTGTAATTTATTATTCTAATAATTATAACCTTGAAGTTCGTATGCAATCAGAAGATAGGGCGCATAGGCTTGGGCAAAAGGGATCTGTAGTTTATGTCGATATTGTGGCAAAAAATACATTAGATGAGGCCATAATGAAGTCTTTAATTAATAAAGGTAAAATAGCAGCAAAAACATTAGGTGAAGAAGAGCTTAAAAGCTGGTTATTGTAGTTTATGAAATCTTTCTAACCTGTCTAAAAATTTACCCCCGTAGTCTTGCAAATCAGCCTCTGAGAGACGAAATTCCTGATATTGGAGGTCTCGGGTGCATATTGCTATTACCCCCTGCTCTATGGGCCCGTAATTCGTTGTATGGGCTAAATAATAGGCTCCTAGCTGTAATTTATAGTCCTCTACCCATTCTTCTCTTTTTGGCCTATTTGCTTGCTTCCAATCCACAATACTAGGTTTTCCATAAGCTATGGCTGTTAAATCGCATGTGCCTGCAAACTTGTTTTTATATTCTAAACTAACCTCATTACCCCAAACCTCATCAATCTTAATATTGTCCAAAATGGTCTTTGCCATCATTCTTGGTCTACTGCCCTCCTCCATGTCATTATAATATCCTTGACCGTTTAAAGCATATTCTAAAACTTGATGCATCTCTGTTCCAACAGTAGAAGCTTTTTTCATAATTTTGTTAGCTTCCTCATTACCAACTCTTCTTCGCCAATCATTTAATTGAGTCATGTCTTTTGTTGCAGAAAGTATTGTTGTAACACTAGGCACTTTAATGTTATCAACAAGATATTTTCTACCGTCTGTATCTTGAAATCTATTATAATGTTTGTATGGATATTTTTTGAGAATTTTCATGTAGTATTAATACTACATGTGATTAGAAAGTACAGCTAAAAGGATTGCACCCATGGCACATATAATAAATTTTTCCATTCTAGCTATTCTTGCTTCCATTCTATCTATTCTTTCGAATGTTTGTTTTTGCATGTATCTGCAAATTCTTTCGTGATGTTCTATTTTTTGTAATGCTGATTTTTTAACCACGTGTTCTCCTTTGTGCAATCAATTGACTTAAATTGTCATCAGGAAATAAACCTGCAACTTGTTGTTGTGTCACTTGTCCGGTATTCGGTGGTGTGGGTGCTTGAGCTTGTGGTTGTTGAACTGGGTTTTCTAATTCAAGATCTTCTGTTATCAAACCTCTTTCATCACCTTCAATCTCTTTTTCTTGTTCTTCTGTGTCAGCTTCGTTTATTGTTGCTTGTCTTAAAAACGCAACTGCATCGTTATCTACATCAACGTTACCAGATGTTCCTGAATAATCTTGAGCAAACATTGTTTCAAAGTTTTCTTTAGGTATTGTGTTTTCATCATAAATTGGATCTGGAACTTTACTATCTAATTGTAATAATCTATCTGTAATCTCCTCAGGAGTTACATCTTGTGCTCTTACTCTTGGCACATCACTATCGTTTTCATGTAAATAATTCATCACTCTTGCAAATGCTTCTCGTTTTTGTGTTAAACCTAATCTACCAATCACACCTGGTGACTGTCTTATATTTGCTATGGTTTGTATGTCTCTACCTTTAAAATATCTTCTACCTATACCCAAAATACCAGGTACACCATCTCCTAATTTTTTACCCATTAATGTTGCAACCTGCTCTTCAGGATTAAGAGCATCATTCCAAGCTCTCATTGCAACTGGATCAGTAAGTATTTGACCCGCTCTTCTTGCTAATAAAATAAATAAAGCAGGTGCGAAAGGGTTGACTGCTGCAGATCCTCCTAATACTAATGTTCCTGTTAATGAGTTTAGACCACCTAATTGAAATCTTCTTTGCATAAACGTAGATGTATCTGCTA